AACGGACTGTTCACACCGCCTACATACAGCCACATTTATAATCTAAAAACTGTTCAAATGTCTAACGACAAAGGAACATGGTTTGGGTGGGATGTGTCAAGAGTTGGTCCGGTTACAGAAACCGGTGTTTATCAAATTGCTAAAGACTTTGCTGAAAAAAATAGCAAAGGTTTAGTAAAGGTTAAACACGGAACCGAAGAATCTAAATTGGATTCACCTTATTAACATTTTCCTTTGCATAGGAATAAGGGGCGGTGGAGTCGGAGACGTGAAGCCGCCCCGCTAATAATATGAATATAGAACAATTTAGAAAGATATTTTCAGGGCTAGAAGAAAGATTCGGTTATCACATAGCCGACTATGAAAATAATAGCAGTGAAAAAAAATCCGGAGTCTCTAGAACCTCTGATTATCCACACACTATTCAAATGTGGGAAGCACATTTGAAAGGTGAAAAATTTGACGTCACTGTTAAAGGAAGAACAATTAAAGCAGACAGCTTAGGCATATGCCCTATAAACAAAGAAAGCAAATGTCATTGGGGCGCAGTTGATTTAGATAATTATAAACCTGATTTAAAAGAGCTCTTTAAAAAATTAAAAAGTATCAACGTGCCTTTTATCCCTTTTCGATCAAAAAGCGGGGGAATACACCTTTATATTTTTTTAAAAAACCCTGTTTCTGCTCTTTTGATGAGAGAAAAGTTACATTCTATAAAACATGTATTTGGAGTAGAGAAACCAGATAGGATATTTCCAGTTCAAAAATATCTGGATCTGGACAAAGGATCCGCAGGTAGTTGGATCAACATTCCTTATCATAATTTTAAAAATACAGAAAGATATATGATTAAAGAAGACGGAAGCAAAGCTACCCTGGAAGAGTTTTTTAAAAAATATGAAGAAAATTTAATCACTACCGAGCAATTAAAAAAATTAAATTGTACCTTAGAAGATGAGTGGTTTAAAGAAGGGCCCCCTTGCCTACAGACTTTGGCTAGCTTTGGAATTGAAAAAGGAGATAGAAGTGAGGTTCTACTTGAAATAACTCGATACTTAAAACTTAGGTTCCCGGAAGACTGGGAAAATAAAGTATCTGAATATAATATAAAATTTTTTAAACCCAACTTATCTTACAAAGAAGTTCAATCAACAATAGGTTCAAGAAACAAGAAAAATTATCCCTATCGATGTGACAAAGAACACTTAAGCAGGTTTTGTAATAAAGGTCAGTGCATACTTAGAAAGTATGGTGTTAAATCTATCAAAGGATTAAGAAACGCGGCTCTCGGACCTTTATCTTACATAAGATCTACACCTCGCCAATGGTTTTTAGGTTTTGATGGAGAAGAAGTAAAACTTACTTCTAAAGAACTAACTAATCAGCAACTAGCAAGAGAAGCTGCAACAGAACAACGGGGAAAAACACCCCCTAAAATGAAGCAAACAGATTGGGATGCAGCTATTATAGAGTTACAAGAAAGAGCTACAGGAGAAGATGCTCCTGAAGAAAGTAACCCAATGTTTAAACTAAAAGAAATTATGAAAATTTTTTGTTTTAAATCAAGGAGAAGTGAAGATAGAACACAGGTTGATAAAAAACCTTTCGTTGATACCAAAAGAAAAATGGTTCATTTTACTTTTGACACTTTGTTTATTCATTTGGTGGACGAAAAAAAATGGAAATTTTCAGAAGAAAATACTCATTTGTTTTTAAAAAAAATGGGTGGAGTAACAAGAGAAAAATTACATATTCAAGGAAACGTGAAAAGAAATGTTTACTCCGTTTCTAGCCTTAATTTTGAAGATGAAGAACTCATCCCTGAAAAAATAGAATTTGTGAATGAGAAAAAGGATTTCTTTTGAAAAAAATTGTTCCAGATTTATATAAAACAACTAAAATTTGGGGTCCCCCTGGAACAGGAAAAACAACCCAGCTGCTTAAAATTCTAAAAGAAAGACTAGACTATGGTTATAGTAAAGCCGATGTTTGTTTAGTGGGATATGCTAGAGCAACCGCTACAACTCTTCAAGACCGATGCAAAAACGAATTTAATTTCAAGGAAGAGGAATTAGAGTCTATAAGAACGATCCACTCTTTGTGTAAAAACGCTTTGCCAAAAGAACTTCAATTATTAACATCTTCAGATAAAAAGTATTTAAATAGAATACTGAACTGGCCTAAATCTGACTGGGCTACTCTAGAACAATATAGGCAACAAATTAGAAAAGAAGATGATCCAGAAGATGACAATGATGATGAGGAAAGGAAACAGGATGAAAGAGAGAGAAGAAAATTTTTAGAAAATAAACTAGAGGTAATTGGAAAAGGACTTAATACCTGTACTTATGGAAATTCTTGGCGATCAATTAAGCATTATTTTGAAGAACTTCAGGAAAACTATCAATATAATAATATACATTTAGATGATCTAGAGTTTACTTACAATACATATAAAGACTTTAAAAAAGCTTATGGAATAATAGACTTTACAGATATGTTGTCCTTAACCCTAGAGCCCAACATAATTCTTCCAAATTATGAGATTTTATTTGTGGACGAGTGTCAAGATTTAAATCCATTGATGTGGAGAGTTTTAGACAAAATGTTTGAAGGAAGAGGAAATAAACAAATCTACTTGGCCGGAGACGATGATCAATCCATCTACGGTTTTAACTGCGCTGATCCAGATACCTTTCTTCACAGGGAAGCTACACAACCGGATATAATTTTACCAAAATCATACAGATTGCCGAAAAAAATAAAAGATTTTTCTCAAAGCATAATAACAGAAATTAACCCTAAGTTTAGAAAAGAAAAGGAATTTACCCCTAAAACAAAATTCTTAAATGGTAGAGATACAGGAGAAATAGTTCAAGGGGAGATAATAGATATTTTTGAATTAGAGGACATTGCAAAGGATCTTTCAAAAGAGGATTGGATTATGTGTGCAAGGACAGGAGCATGGACCTTTAATTTTAAAAAACATTTGGTAGAAAAAAACATACTTTGGAAATCCAAGGGCCCTGTAGGTAGGGGAAGAGATTTTAACTATTCGATTAAAGATAAAGTGGTAACCGTTTTAAAGACCTGGGAGGACTTAAAAAAAGGTTTTACGGTAGATGGTGGACAAATTTGTGATCTTATTCAGCTAACAAGTGCAAAATTTTTAAAGGCTATAAAAAAAGAACATTTAAAGGGAAAAAGCAAAGCTTTTTCGTCTGATCTCTCCTACGGCAGAAATGATGTATTAACTAAAAATATTTTTAAAAAAGATTTTAGTTTTGATAAAGATTGGTTTAATTTTATATTTTTTAAACAAAAACATGTTTCTGAAGCTTCGAAAGCTAGGAAAGGTACAGCGGTTCATTTATTTTCCGACAATGAAGAAGTGCAAAATTACATCATAGAGGTTTGGAAAAAAGACCCGACCCTTAGAAAATCAAGCATTACAGTAGGAACTATTCATTCAGTGAAAGGAAGAGAAGCCACAAACGTTGTTGTATGTGACGTGTGGTCTTCTCTCTGCATGGGAAACTTTAAAAACTCGACTCCTTTTTTCAGGAGAGAAGAAATTAGGTGTGCTTATGTAGCGGTAACTCGAAGCAAAAGAACTTTGTACATGTACCGACCAGCGTGTAACTCTAAGTATGAGGATCACTTTCCTCTTTTAGAAAGGGAAAAATATGACAGAACTTGATTTTTTTAGGTTTATTCAAAGAATGGAAAGAGAGGTCTGGGGAAATTATGAGCGTGTATAAAAAACAGATCGGTGGAAAACACTATCTCAAATATAAAATTCAGCCTAGTGAATTTGTAATTGAGAACAGGTTGCTTTATCCAGAAGGAAATGTTATTAAATACATTCTAAGACATCAAAATAAAGGCGGAAAGGAAGATTTAGAGAAAGCAAAACATTTTATAGATATGATTATTGAAAGGGATTATAAATAGTGCAACGTCCGCTGTTCAAACCTCAAACCGAGTGGGTACATCCCGATACTTTCCCCGATTTATCCGGCCACGAAGAAATCTCAATAGATTTAGAAACAAAAGATCCAAACCTAGTTAAAATGGGACCTGGAACTTTTAGACAAGATGGAGAAGTTGTTGGAATAGCTGTAGCTGTTTCTAACTGGTCTGGCTATTATCCTATCGCTCATGAAGGCGGAGGAAATATGGATCGTAAACAAGTATTAAAATGGTTTGCTGATGTTCTTAAGACAGATTCTCTTAAAATATTTCACAACGCTATGTACGATGTGTGTTGGATTCAAAGTTTAGATTTGAAAATAAATGGAACGATTATTGATACTATGATTGCAACCTCCCTGGTTGATGAAAACAGATGGAGATATGATTTAAACTCGGTTGCTAAGGAATTTACTGGAATAGGAAAAAATGAAGCTGCGCTACAAGAAGCAGCGACTGCATGGGGAATAGACCCTAAAGCAGAGATGTACAAACTTCCTGCTTTATATGTGGGTGAGTATGCTGAAAAAGACGCTGAAATTACTTTAGCTTTGTGGCAAGAGCTTAAAGCAGAAATCCTGACACAAGACTTACAAGCTATTTTTGATTTAGAGACCGAACTATTTCCTTGCTTAATAAAAATGAAATCAAGAGGAGTGAAAGTAGATTTAGATCATGCGGAGCACGTATCAAAACAACTTGAAAAACAAGAAAATAAATTTAGAGAAGAAATAAAGAAAAGAGTGGGTTTCGTTCCGGATTTATGGGCCGCAAGGAGTATTGCAAAAGTTTTTGATAAATTAAAATTAGAATACCCAAGAACAGAAAAAACTAAAGCACCTTCTTTCAAGAAACATTTTATAAAAAATCATGAAGAATATACTATCAGTTTAATTAACTCTGCAAGGGAGGCTAACAAAGCTAGAACCACTTTTATTGAGACGATTTATAGATATGTTCATAAAGGTCGAATTCATGCTGATATAAATCAATTAAGATCAGAGTTTGGGGGAACAGTAACAGGGAGATTTTCTTATACGCATCCTAACCTACAACAAATCCCTAGATCTGGACAAGGTATGGGCAATCAACTACGAGCCATCTTTGTTCCTGATCAAAAAGATCATAAATGGGGTTGCTTTGATTACTCACAACAGGAACCAAGACTCGTAGTCCATTATGCAGCCCTACAAGATCTTCCCGGAGCAAACATATTTGTAGATGCTTATAACAATAATAAAAGTACGGACTTCCACAAAATAGTTGCGAATATAGCAGACATTCCTAGAGATATAGCAAAAACTATTAATCTCGGTAAGTTTTATGGTATGGGTAAAAATAAACTAAAGGCAGAGCTAAGTGTGGGAGATATTAGAGCTCAAAAGATTATAGACTCTTATGAAGAAACAGTGCCTTTTGTAAAACAACTTACTCTTCAAGTTTCTAACAGAGCTCAGGAAAGAGGGCGTATAAGAACTCTTTTAGGAAGACTGTGTCGTTTTCCTCTATGGGAGCCTAGCGCTTTTGGAATACATAAACCTTTAAAGCATGACGAAGCGCTCGCGGAACACGGACCAGGGATTAGAAGAGCTTTTACATACAAAGCTTTAAACAAATTAATTCAAGGTTCAGCGGCGGATATGATTAAAAAAGCTATGATTAACTTACACAAAGAAAAAATAGTTCCTTTAATACAAATACACGATGAATTAAATGTATCTGTAGAGAACACAAAACAGGCCAAAAAAATTAAAGAGATTATGGAAGAAGCTGTAAAGCTAAAAGTTCCTAATAAAGTTGATTATGAAGTAGGAGAACACTGGGGTTCTATACAAAAGGATATTTCAGATGAAGAGGATTAATGAGCTTTTATTTATAAGAAACGAGGATAATAAAATTGAAATTGAGGCAGAAATATATCATATCCTCGTTTTAAATAAAGGATATAATGAAGATCAAGTAGACTTGAAATTCCCAATAAAGTAGACTATGAATCTGGCCCAAATTGGGATAATATAAAATCGGAGTAAAATTAGGAGGAAACATGGATACTATAAAACAAATCTGGAGAGACCACAGAAAAGTGTGTATCGGAGCCGGTGTCGTTGTTGTTATACTAATTATAGCAGCACTTTAAAACAATCAGAAGAGAAGTTCTTCAATAACAATGGGGGAAGAATGGTTCAAAAATGGTGGAAAAAATTTGTTGAATGGTTCTGGAAAGACTATTACAAATAATTATGACTGAAAAAACCTGTAAAAAATGTGGACACCTATGTCATTGCATAGAGGCTGATCACGAAGGGTGCACCTGCGCAAATTGTGAGTGTAAAGAACCAGAAGGATTAGTTGTTGATGACACTAATGAATGTGAATCGTGTCAGTAGACGACGAACAAGAACGAGCCGAAGCCGCATCTTACGAAAACGAATCAGGTTTAATGCGGACTGTCACAATTCCTCTAAAAGAGTATGATGAATTAAAATCAGAACAGCATTTCATCAAAGATAAGACTTTAATTGACATTATAGATAATATAGAAAGGCTGGTTAGGGCCTTAAGAAAACATATTATAAGGAAACAATGAATAAAATATTTATATTTTTAATTCTATTATTCGCCTTGAGCGCCTGCTCGGTAGGCAAAAAATGTACCTATACACAAGAAGGAACTAAAATTTCTTCGTGGATATGGTTTCATAGCGACGGCAAACCTGTAGATTTAGATAAAAATAACTGTATTTAGGAGAAAATGAAACTTAATGAAATATTTATGTACGTTTGTAATATTGATACTATTGGTGTGTTCAAAAGCAATAGCTGGTTCAACACAGTCTAATGTATCAGGTTCCAATACAGCAATAGAAGGAAACTATACCGGAGGGACTACGACTTACGAATCAGGAAGTGAATCGACTTCGACAACGACCAACACCACAAATTCAGATATAAGATCAGCGCCCCCTTCAGCTGGTGCACCTTCCTATAATTCTATGACACAAGATGTTTGTGCCGTAGGAGCATCCGCAGGTCTACAGACATTCGGTGTTGGTATTTCTGGCGGCAAACATTTCATTGATAAAAATTGTGAACGACTTAAATTAGCAAGAATATTAAATGACTTTGGTATGAAAGTTGCAGCAGTTGCAATCTTATGCCAAGATGAAAGAGTATTTGAAAGCATGATTCAGGCGGGAACA